CTCCATCACCCTTTAAAAGAGCTGGACTTGTTGTGCCTATACCAACATTCCCAGACGTATTTATAGTTAAATCTGCAACCGAAGCATCCCGACCAATAAAGAAATTATCTTCACTAACATCTATCCCTAAATGTCTTGAAGCTTTATTAGCTGCAATAAAGATTTGTTTTAAATCAGCACTGCCGTTATTAACTAAATGAAATTGGCTGCCTTTAGTAGATGTAGATTGACCTAATGTTAAAAGAGGATCTGTATTTATTAAAGTAGTACCACCAATTTGAAGGTTTCCCCCCGAATGAAGACGAAGACGTTCATTATTTCCACCTGTTAAAAATCTTGTATGCCCCTCACTTCTTACATCTAGCATATTTGTTCCGCTAGAAGTATTATGTCCTATCCTCGCAAAGTTAGTTCCACTAACATCTAACATTATCATGCTAGTAGTGGAAGCAGTATCAATTTCTAAATTACCCGATGGACTTGTTGTACCGATTCCAACGTGACCATTTGTATTTACTACCAAATCAACAGTATCTGCTCCAGTTCCGCATCTAATATCAAGTGTAGCCCCTGCTGTAGTACCTACTTGAAAATCAGGTCTAGTACCATTTCCAGAACCAAAACCTAAAAAGAAATTATCTGCTAACTCTATTCCATTTCCACTTGAAAATTTAGGAGCTGCCAGTCCTATTCCAATATTGTTAACGGAAGCATCTATTTTAAATAAATTTGCAACACTATCACCTTCAATTCTAAAATCTACATCAGCACCTGTGTCATTAAACGTAACTTCATTTGGAGTAATTTCAAATCTCTCTACACCAGCTGTTTCTACTGAAAATTCATTAGCTGATGGGAATCTTATCTTTGTATCAGTATCTCCAGCATGAATAATAGAATCGGCTATTGTAAGTCCATCTCCGTCAACACTTGTTATCTCTACACCATTAGACACAAATCCTATTGCACCTGATCCTTTTTTATAAAGGCCAGTGTCATCGTCGTTCGTGAAGGTTATGGATGGATTGCCGACTGCTCCGTCAGGAAATGTACCTCCAGCATTTAAATAATCAGCTGTTGCATATATTATTCCAAAGAAAGAATGTCCATTTGTTGGCGCTGAACTAAATACTATATTTGTACCTGTTAATGTAAAACCTGAATTGCCTGTAGGATCAGGTTCTTGAATAACACCATTAACAGAAATTAAACATTGTTGAGGAGTTTTCGGAAATGGTACAGGAGATGATCCTCCTACCTGTAATGCAAATGTTTTAGCGTTGCCATTGAATCCGCTGCTTATATCATCAATTAATCTGTAGTCATCAGCAGACCTGATATTATTTCCAATATATGGCATAACTAATTAGCTAAATGCTTACTAAATACTGTATTTATTTTACTTTTACTAATTTTTGAAGACTATGTATTAGGTCCGTCAATAGATGGTTTTATAGGCCAAACAATTTTATCAGGAGAAATATTTTTGTATTTCTGAGGTATATCCCTTAAATTTTGTCTATATGCAGACCATTGAGCTTGGTCTACAGAACAACCAGGTGTCACTGTCCAATCGGTAGACTTTAGCAAATAATTTCTTTTTTTTCGAATATTTTCCCAATTTTCATCTTTTAATTCTAAAACCTTTTCTTCATTTATTTTTTCATTTAATAATGAAACTTCATTCTTTAATTTATTAAAATCTAATAACAAATTTTCAAGATCATTATTCTGTGTTAATCCCATTTTATGTCTGTTCTAAGTAACTTATAGCAACGTCACAGGAGTTGGAAGTATCTGTTCTAACTCTTAAGACATCATTTGATTCCATGATTATCTTTGAACCACTTATAATTTCCAAAGAAGAGCCAGCGGGTATAGGTGCATTACGTAGTAAAAATACATCATCACCTGAAGATGTTACTAAGAACACATCAGCGTCAGCACTAGCTCCTGTCTTATTGGAGACTAAAATACTTAATAATACTAATGTAGCAGAGCCTCCAGCTGTTAGAACATTTGCATTTGTACTTGTATGAGCATCAGTAACAACACTGGATTTTGTGTCGATTTTAAAGGTGTTTGCCATATTAGCCTAAAGCGAGTATTAGTGCGAGTTGATCAGAGAAGTTTGTACTATCTGCAGTTAATGTTCCATTGACTGTGACATTACCTGGAATTGTTACAGCTCCATTAGAATCTATTGTAAGACGTGCAACTCCTGCAGTAGCAAGAGCCAAGCTCCCAGTAGAGGGGCTTATTAAACCAGTTCCTATATCATTTGCGAATTTGATCGCACAATTGGATGGACTTCCTGTAGGTAAAGCAGAGTTAGAACCATCTGCTCTCAAAACTGGAAATCCTCCGGCTGTAACTGCGTCATGTATAACTACAGTCTTTAATGAAGTGTCAACAGTTACTTCACCATCAGCTCCTCTAAAAAGTTGATGCTCTGCTGAAGTGCC